TGCAAGAACTCCACAAGTTTCTATTTTAGAAGCAGAAGGTCCGCTGGGTAAAAATGCTACGGGATTGTCTAAATTTATAAAAAATGCAATATATCATAATAATCTTTATGATGCTTATAAAGCAAATCCAAACGATCCTGCTTTTGGGACGTTAAGACAAGAAATTAAAAGACAAAAAAAACTAGGTAAATATAAATTTGTGAGAGAAGATGAATTAGAAAATTCTTGGAATAAAATTAAAAATTTTAAAACCAAAGAAGATTTTATAAAATATTATAATGAAAACCCTGATGATTCTTTTTTTCAAGCGTTAGCAACGTCCGCGGGAATGAGAGGAGGGGCAGGAAAAGCGCTTATTGGGGGAACAGCATCTAGTATTCTTTTAGGAACTGCTCTAGCTGCAGAAGAATTAGGAGAAGGACAAGAAGTTACTAAAGCAGAAAGTATGGTTCCAGAAGCAGCGGCAGGAGCAGGAGACGTTATTCGCGTCTGTGTT